ATAATTAACTTAAAATCAGGGGGTGAAGTTTTGAGTCCATGGAGATCTCCTTTACGATACCCAGGAGGAAAACTAAAATTAGCACCACTTATTGAAGATATTGTTTCTAAATATAATATTAATAACTATGTTGAACCATTTGCAGGTGGAGCAGGAATTGGTATATATTTATTACTAAATAAAAAAGTAAAACATATTACACTAAATGATTTAGATTTGGCAATATATTCATTTTGGATTTCAATTACCAAATATAATAAAAAATTTTTAAAAAAATTTGACAATACAGAAATAAACATAAATGAATGGAAAAAGCAAAAAGATATATTCAATAACCTTGAAAATAAACATAACCTAAATGACTTTGAACTATTAGACTTAGGTTTTTCAACATTTTTTTTAAATAGAACAAATTTTTCAGGCATACTAAGAGGAGCAACACCTGTTGGTGGAATGAAACAAAATGGAAAATGGAAAATTAATTATGAATATAATAAAAGCAGACTGCGTCCTTTAATAGAAGAAATTGGAAAATATTCTAATGAAATTTCTGTTAAAAATATTGATATTATAAGTTCTAAAAAAACCTTTCTAAATTTAATTGAAAATTTCACAGATAAAGAAACATTAATATTTATTGATCCTCCATATGTTAATCAAGGTAAAAGATTGTATTTACCCATTAAATCAATGAAAGAACATGAAATTATAGCAAAAAAAATAAATAAATTAAAAACTAATTGGGTTTTAACATATGATTCTGTTCCTGATTTAATAAATTTATATGATTTTTCAAATAATAAATATATGTATACATTACAATATAAAATGAAAACTCATCGTAAAGCCGTAGAATTTTTAGCATTATCTAATAATATAGATATCTGTGAAACATCGAAAATTAAAATATTAAAAAGATTATAATTGTTATTTTAAAATATGACAGATTGTAAGTTTATTTCGAGCTATTTTTAAATCACCAGCAACGATTGAATATGGATAGTAACTAATAAATACATTAATTCAGTGCGTGAAAAAAGACCACCAGTAGTTGGTAGTCTGATAAAGCAGTCAAGTGCCTATATTATAACATTTGTAGCTATAAATTACTGGAGGTTCTACATGCCACATTTTTCATTTTTAGATCAAAATGCAACGATTAAAAATGCAAAAGAAATCTTAAAAGATTATGAAGATTATCATAATTTAGAACAAAGCTTAAAGCTAACAATTAAAAGTCCAATTATTTCTGATGTGCCTAAATCAGCTCCAGTTGGTAATAGACAAGAAGACAAAATTGTTGAGAAGTTAGAAATCAGAAACTATTCAGCGTTCTATTGTAAGTTGATTAGAAATGTAGTTGAATCGATGGAAAATAAAGACTATCAAATTATTATCCGTGATACGTACCTTGTGGATTGCCAAACTGCTGTTTCAATTATGATGAAACTAAGTTTAGCGCCAGCACAATTCTATCGAATGAAAAATGACGCATTGCTTGTGTTTGCACAGACTTTGCCACCATTTCGTGATTTAAATGGGAAATGGATAGATCCTTTGGTTTATAAAAACTAGATGATAGTGATTTGATAGTGATTTGGTAATAATATGCGAGCTAACTTAATATAATAGGTATTGTAGAAAAGATTAAATAATATTAAACAAACAACAAAAAAACTCCAACTAGCAATTAATTTAATCTTATTCTATGTGACGCGAACGGATGCAATCGTGGTTCGATTCCACGGCACGTTATAGGGCTTAATGCCTGATGAAATCTACTAATGTAGTAGCATGGTTGGTGCTTCACTATGCCCGTGGTGATAATTCTTATTTACTATCAGAAATCTTTTCACCTGTGAATTGTGGTTCGATTCCACAACATGCTATTGGGAATGTATCGCAAACATCCCGTTTTATAAAACTAAAATAAGTTATAAGCAGCTACTTATGTAGTTGCTTTTTTTGTACTGATTAAACTATCAAAAGGATTAAAAGTAAATGTGATGGAATACCATACTCTAGCCGTCAAGAGTATGACTTAATTAATCTCATTGATAATGAAAATAAGCGTAAGAAGAAAGGCGAGCAACGTGCCAATCGTCTCAGCAAATTGGATAGACAAGCTAACGAAGACAGTAAACCATTACATGGTATTAACACCAGATGAAACTGATACAGTTAGCTTACAGTTAACCAGAGATACTAAGAACGTAGACAATGCTATTAACAACATAGCTAGTAAGAAGGTGAATTGATTGCCAAAGGTTAGAAGATGTCGCTATGAATTATGTAATAGATTAGTTCCTTACCCTAATCATTATTGTAATGAACATAAGCAGTATGAAGCAGAGTATCAAGCCAAACGAAACAAAGCACGGCAACGATACTTGCAACGCTACAACAAAGTCAAACGCAATCGAGACAATGATTCTAAACAACGTTATCAGTTCTATCGAAGCAGACAATGGGCATCGCTAAGAGCTGCAGTGTTAGAGCGTGACCATTACCTTTGCCAATATTGTTTAGTAGCTGGTCGCATAACACCAAACAGTCGAACAGTGGACCACATTGTACCGATTGAATACGATGATACTCTAAAGGACGATATAAACAATTTAGCAGTCACATGTAGAGAGTGCCACAAGGAAAAAACTGACTGGGAACAGAAATTTTATGGAACAGGTCAAAAGAATCAATTAAAAGAAAAACCGGAAATAAAAGACGTGGAACAGATTGTAAAACTGATGAACGCAAAATAAAAACACCCCCGCCCCTCTTTTTCAATCATGGGGAGCACGCACACGGTCTGATTTTCTTAACAGCAAGAAAATTGAAAATTTTTTAATAGGGGGGGTCAAAAATCAAAATGCCGTTAAATCAACGTTTGCGGGAAAGGAGAAGCTTAAAAGTATATGTCAAAAAAAGCACAAAAAAATAAAATTCTAACGAACCGACCGCCTTATTATTTAAAATCTTACGCAGCTGCGATGTGGCGAAGGATTGTTCCACTTTTACAAGGACAATACGATTTTAAAAAGATTGATCAAACGCAAATTGAAATGTTTTGCATTCAATACGAGATTTTGAGGAAAGCTTATGATTCTATTGAAGACGATGGTGTTGTTAATCGAATTGAAAAGTCAGTTCAAGACGCAAGTGGTCAAATCGTTGATAAAGACCTGACCGGATTTAAACAAAATGATGCAGTTAAAGTTATTACTAATGCAGTTACTCAATTAAATAAACTATCTGACAATCTTGGGCTAACTCCTGCTTCTCGTTCTTCGTTGATGAGTCTTGGCAGTGATGAAGAAGATGATGACACACCTCAATCGCTTGCGGAAGTATTTAATTTAACAACTCCTAATACTAAGGAGAATGTTAAATGAAAATAGATATTTCCAAAACAAAAGATGTGTTTGCAGCTTATTCTCAACTTGATTTTAGTGATATTAAAAAAAGATATCGAGATCCAGCGACTAAATATGCGTTTGATGTTCTTGAGCGAAAAATATTAGCTGGTTATCATATTCAACTTGCTTGTTTTCGACATGTAAGGGATTTGCAAAAACAAAATACAGAAGATTTACCATTTTTTTATGATATAAACTCTGTGGCTAGACTATTAAAGTTTGCTGAAATGTGTCCGGAAGCAGAAAGTAAGCAACCGGTTGATTTGATGGACTGGCAAAAGTTTGTATTAAGCATGTTGATTGGTTGGCGTGGATCTAATGATAACCAAAAACGATTTTCACGTTCAATTATTTCAGTTGCTCGTCATAATGGAAAAACTTATTTAATGGCTATTGTACTCTGCTATTCCTTTTTAATTGAAAGCATCGGACGAAACAATTTACAGTTTCTTGTTTCATCTATCGATGCTAAACAAAGTGCTCAATTGATGGGTTATGTTAAAGAAACCTTATCTACTTTATTTTCTGCTAAAACTTTGCGGAATTTAAAAAATCCATTTTATAAATATAACGAAAAAATTGGAATTGATTTAAAAGGGCTATCAAGCCAATCGGATAAAATCATTGCTAAGAAAACACAGAATCGGATTATTCGGATTACTTTTAACTCTGGAAGTTATGATGGGTTTCATTTTACGACTGCCATTGGCGATGAATTCGGAAGTCCAGATGCCAATGATAAAAAGAAACTAAATTCAATTACATCTGGGCAAACTATGGGCGTTAAAAGCCCACAGTTCATTCGAATAAGTACAGCCTACGAAGATCCTAACGTTGAATTTCATCAAACGGAAATGGCAGTTCTTGAGACAATTGAGCGAGATTACCAACGTGATCCAGACTATTATAATTATTTAGTTTTAGATTGGGCACAAGATAACGATGATGAAACTTATAAAGCGGAAACATGGGCAAAATCAAACCCTTTGATTAATTTACCAGGGTTTAAAGAAAGCTTTTTACAGAGTATTGAGAAAGAACGAAGTGCTAGTTTAGTTACTGCTTCAATTAATAGCTTTAAAAACAAGTCTATGAATTTGTGGACTCAAACTAACGATAATTCTTATTTAACTCTTGATGATATTGAGTCAGCAATTATAGATGACTTCGATATTGATGGTAAAGATGTTTATGTTGGTTTTGATGGTTCGATTGGTGGAGATAATTCAGCAATCGCATTTGTTTATCCTTATCAAGAAAGCGGAGAAGACAAATTCCACATTGAACAATATTCGTGGATTCCTTGGCACGATAATGGGTCAATTGAAGCTAAAGAGAGAGCAGATGGATTAGCTTATCGTGAGTTGGCTAAAAAAGGGGTATGTGAAGTTGAACCAGACCCTGGTGTGATTGATTATGAATCTATTTTCAAATGGATTAACGCCTATATTGACGACCATCAATTAAACGTTCTGTTTTTCGGGATTGATAATGCTGCTAAAGGTAATTACATTAGTACGGCTTTGGTAAATAGTACAAGTTATCCAATTATGCCAATTTCTCAAATTCCGTCAGAGCTATCTGATCCAAGTGAGTGGCTAAGACGAGAATTTATCAATCATAAAATTACGATTAAGAATGACCCAGTTTTTAAAAAGAGTTTGCTAAATTCAATTATTAGAGAAACAAGAATGGGAATTAGAGTAGATAAAGGCGCTCGAAGAATGCGAATTGATCCAGTCGATGCAACGATTGATGCTTGTTATCAAGCTAAATTACACTTTACAGATTATGCTTATGCAGATGATATTGATAATCAGATTAAGCGGATGAGTGATGAAGAAGTTAATGACTGGTATTCAAACCCTGAAAACGGGTTAATTTAAAAAATGTAAGGGGTGATTTGATGTTGTTTACAAGACTTTTTAGTATGATATGGGCCTATTTTGACGTTCTATGCTTCGTTTTAGGAGCAGTGTGCATAGTTGGGTTCGCTTTTACTTTCGGCTTCTCGTGGGGAATTTTAGCCACTGGGATTGCCTTATTTTTTACTGGTTTTTTAAGTGAACTAATGGCTAGTAAAGGAGGTGAAAACTAATGCCTCTATTTAAGATTCAAAATAAAATGAACTATCAATCGGTATCAAGCGACGATGACATTTTAAACTTTGGATTACCAACAACTAATGGCAATAGCCCTTATGTAAACGCACGAGATGCTTTGTTAAATTCAGATATTTATAGTTTGATTTTCCAATTGTCTTCTGATTTAGCTAGTTCGACTTTGAAAGCTGATCAACCACGAGCGCAAGGAATATTAGATAATCCAAGCCAAACAAGTAACGCACATGCATTTTGGCAAAGTATGTTTGCTCAAGCTTTACTAGGCGGTGAGTCGTTTGCTTATCGTTTTAGAAATATGAATGGGACTGATTTTCGATGGGAGTATTTAAGACCATCGCAAGTTAGTCCTTTTCTCTTATCTGACGGTTCCGGAATGATATATAACTTAACGTTTGATGAACCTGATATTGGGATTATGGAAAATGTTCCGCAGCAAGACGTGATTCACATTAGGTTAATGAGTCGGAACGGTGGGATGACCGGAATCAGTCCATTGAGTGCGTTATCTAGCGAAATTGATATTAAGAATAATGTTAACCGCCTCACTCTCAATGCTTTAAAACAATCTGTTACTGCTGGCGGAATTTTGAAATTGAAAGCCGGTACTAAATTAGATTTAAAAATGAAACAGGCACGGGCTAATAGATTTATCAATGATAGTCAAAACGGGTTAGTTGTCCTAGATGATTTAGAAGATTATCAACCACTAGAAATTAAATCTAACGTTGCTGATTTACTTAATCAAGTTAATTGGACTGGTCAACAGATTGCTAAAGTTTATGGAGTACCAGATAGTGTAATTAACGGAACAGGCGACCAACAGTCATCTATTCAAATGGAAAATACTGTTTATACTAAAGCGCTTGCTCGTTATTCTGATGCAATTGTTGCTGAGTTGAATAATAAGTTATCAGCAAATATAACGATGGACTTGCGGTCTGCGGTTGATCCAACTGGAGATGTTTTTGCGTCTGCGATTTCTGACCTATCTGCACATAATGCACTTGCTCCTAACCAAGCAACGGCATTACTTCAACAGTCAGGATTTATTGGAACTGATTTACCAGAACCGGTATATCCAGCGAAAGGAGGTGATAATAATGGCAGCAATTAATGTAAAAGGCCCAGTAGTTGATAATGATACTGGGGACTTCATGGACTATTTTGAAATGCAAAATGTAAGTCCTAAAAAAGTTAGTGATGCACTTTCTAATTTAACTAGCGGTGAACAAGTTGATGTTCAAATTGCAAGTGATGGTGGAGATGTATTCGCAGCCAGTGAAATCTACACAATGTTAAGAAATGCTCAACAGAATAATTCAGTAATTGCAAACATTGAAGGACTAGCTGCAAGTGCCGCTTCTGTAATTGCTATGGCATGTAGCACCATTAACATGTCACCATCTGCTCAAATGATGATTCATAAAGCTAGTGTTGGAAGTATGTCAGGAAATGCGGATGACTTAGAACAAGTTATGAATTCTTTAAATTCTACTGATCAAATGATTGTTGGTTTATATTCAGAACGAACTGGATTAGATGATTCAACCATTCTGCAGATGATGTCTAATACAACATTTATGAATGCTAAGGAAGCCAAAGATAAAGGATTCTGTGACAACATTATGGCCTTTGCTGATTCGCAAAAGCAGCCTGTATCCAGTAATTCATTAGCAGCAGTTCCAACACAGCTTGGATTAGCAAGATTTAAAGAAATATTAAAAGCTGGCGACTCACAGACAAAAGAAAACAAAGCTCAAAAGCCAACTTCTCAATCAAACGAGAAGCTGGCTATTTTACTAAATAAATTTAATTTAAAAGGAGAACTTTAATGCAAAAAATCAATGACCTAAACACCGCTTGGATTTCAAAAGGACAACAAGTTAGTGACCTTGCTGACAAAATGCAAGCAGCAGCTTTAAATGACAAATTTAGTAAGGAAGATTACGAAAAGTTATCAAATGAATATGATCAAGCAGTTGCACAACGTGACGCTGCTAAACATTCTTTAGATATTGCACGTGCAAATCAAAAACAAGCTAATACTGAAATTGATGATAAAGGAGATAATCCTAAACCAGTTAACACAACAATTAACACAAACAAAAATAAATTAACTTTTGCAAACAAGTTTGTTGGAATGATGAAGGGCGATCCTAAAATCGTAAATGAAATGACTTCATCGACTGATGCAAATGGTAACCAAATTGGATTAACTATTCCACTCGATCAACAAACAGCTATTCATCAATTAGTTCGTCAATATCAATCACTAGAACCTTACGTAAATGTTGAAGCTGTTTCAACAATCTCTGGTAGCCGTGTGTGGGAAAAATTCCAAGATATTATACCATTAGTTAACCTTGATGATGAAACTGCTGAAATTGGAAACAACGACGATCCAGCATTAACTCTCGTCAAGTACCAAATTCACCGTTACGCTGGCATTTCAACAATTACTAATACACTACTTCAAGATAGTGCTGATAATTTGATGGATTACTTGAATAACTGGATTGCTCGAAAAGTCGTTGTTACTCGCAACCAAAAGATTCTGGAAGCTGTTGGTAATCAATCAAAGAAACCAACTATTTCTAAATTTGATGATGTTATCCACACTCTTAACACGTCATTAGATCCAGCAATTGCTGCTACTTCAACAATCTTTACTAATGTTTCTGGTTTTGATGTTCTTTCTCAAGTTAAAGACGCTAAAGGTCGTTACTTAATTCAACCAGATGTTACTGATCCATCTAAAAAGCAAATCAATGGTACTCCTGTTGTTGTTGTTTCAGACCGTTGGTTACCTGATAATGCTGGTTCACATCCATTTATTTTCGGAGATTTAACACAAGGTGTTACTTTGTTTGACCGTGAACAAATGAGCTTACTCTCAACTAATGTTGGAGCTGGTGCTTTTGAAAATGATACTAATAAAGTACGTGTTATTGATCGTTTTGATGTTGAAGTTGCTGATGATGGTGCTTTTGTTAACGGTTCATTTAAAGACATTCCTGACCAAGTGCCAACTGCTCCAACTGCACCAACTGCACCAACTGCTTCAACTACAGGAACTGGTAAATAGTCATGCTTTTGTTGAATACCGATGAAGACCTTAACAGTCTTAAAGACACGTTGCGTATTCTAACTGATGAAGATGATTCGATTCTACGCAACTATCTAAATACAGCTGAAGTTTCTTTACAAACTGCAGTCGGTAAAGATTTTAATGGATTCTATTCAAATGATGATGTTAAAACGCTATACCGAACGGCATGTTATGCATTAGCTGGAACTCTTTATACTTACCGAGTTTCTGTTACTGATAGTGCCCAATATCCAGTAAACAGTACCTACGACAGTATTGTCGGTGCTTTACGGGGGATGTATTTGAAAGCGGAAAGTGAGGCAGAAAATGGCTAAACATTATTTGTACAGCGATTTTTCTTTGAAAGTTCAGTTTTATCAAGAAAATTCAGTTGATGATGAAAATACTGGGACTACAAACCGTGTGCCAGTAGAAACTTTTAAAGTGTGGGCCAAGCCACTCAAACGAACTCGCTTTCAAAACATCACGGCAATTGGTGCTAACTTGCAAGACACGGTAGATATCATAGTTAAACACGATGATCGAATTGCTGAACAAATTTATGTTGGCTATGATAATAAGCTCTTTACGATTCTTTCTTATGTTCCTGATGATAGCTGGGGATTTGGCGGTTATGATACCTTGACGATTAAACAAATCCAAAAGGGGGCTTAGTTATGGGACTTGATGAACAAATGGCCGAAATGATGAGAGAAATCAATCGTGCTGTTCCAACAGCTGAAGCTAAAAAGCAGATAACAAAAGTTGGAGCTAATAAATTTGCGGACGTTTTACAAAAAAACACTCGTGCATCTCATTATCAAGACCGAAAATTGGGAAAGGTTAAGCATTTAGCCGATTCTGTTAAATCTGTAAATAAAGACTTAGATGGAATTAACAATGGTAACTCAACAGTTGGATTTGAAGATGCTTCTGATTCAGGAATTAACCATGGGAGAATTGCCCGCTTTTTGAACGATGGAACTTCTCATCATCTAAAAGGCGATCACTTTGTGGATAAAGCACGTGATGAAAGCAAAGACGAAGTTTTTCAAGCCATGGCCGACAAGTATCAGGAGGGCTTTAAGCGTGGATAACTTAGTAATGCCGGTAGTCGAAGCCAAACAACTAATTCAATCAGCTAAGTTCGATTGGATTGATAACATTTATCAAACATCAAATGAACTTACTTTAAAAGACAAAACTGGTCAAACAAGCGCAGTGCTGACGGAAGTAGAAAGCCAGCCGGTACGGATGGCTAACAATACATTTAAAGGCTGGACTTCAACAGTTGAAGTTCAACTTTTTTATAAAATTTTTAATCCCAGTCAAAGTTTTAATTTGTTGAAAGCAGAAATCAAACTTGCTAAATTATTTACTCAAAACGGCTGGAACGTTCAAAGAAGTGAAGGGCACGATAATGATCCTTTTACTAATCAAATTACTAAAACATTCTATTTTAGAAAAACAATTGGAGGAATTTAAATGACTGAAAAACAATTATTAGCTTCTGTTCATGGTATTAAAAAAATTTACTTTGCAATCATGGATTCAGCTACTGGTGAAGTAATTACTGGTGCAAATGGAGTTAGCGATACAGGATTCACTTATGTTGATGGAGACGGTCAAGGTGCTACGTCAGCTGACGTTTCAGAACTTGAAGAAAAAGGAACGAAGAAATACGCAAATAACCAAGTTAAACGTATTGCTCATGGTATTCCAGCTCCTGAAGTTGCTGTTGTTATGTTAGATATGCCACGTGATTTAATGTACAAATTGCTTGGTTATGTTAAATCGGGTAGTGGTTATGTTCCAAATACTGGTATTAAACCACATGTAGCAATGATTATTGAATCAGACACATACGATGGAAATAAAGCATATGAAGCTTTTGCAAATGGCGAAGTTATTATGCCAGCTCTTAAACATGGGACAGATAACAATAACCAAACAGAATCAGATCCAACGTTAACTTATGATGCTTTGGCTCCAATTGACGATGCAACCTTTGTTGATGCAAATGGTAACCAATCAATTATTGGTTTCTACAATTCAGGTGATACTGATTTCACTGAAGAACAAATGTTCAGCGAAGTATTTAAAGGATGTACAACCGGTGGAACTACACCAAGTACAACCGGTGGAACTACATCAAGTACAACCGGTGGAACTACACCAAGTACAACCGGTGGAACTACATCAAGTACAACCGGTGGAACTACACCGAGCAAACCCTAGTGGTGTAACTATTACTGTTCATTATCAAGATGATGACGGGAATAGTATTCCAGGTCTAACAGATACTTCAGTTAGTGGTAAAAGCGGTGATGATTATACTATTCCTAATCCTTCCGTTGATGGGTACACGTATGAAAAAACAACTGTACCTTTAATTGGGAAACTATTGATTAGTCAAAGTGCAATCGTAACTTACAAGAAAAATAATTAAAAAACTTTAGTCGCCTAAGAAATAAACAGTACGTTAATTCGGGCGGCTTTTTTCTATGGAGGAATTATGTCCACAATTACATTTAGAACTAAAGAAATTGGATTAGATGAACCAATCAGATTAAAAGAAAATGGTGGGGTACAAAACAAAACTAGAGAATTAGCTTTAAAAGTTACCGAATGGCAAACCAAAGCAACAAAAGCAGAGCTTAAAGCATTAGATGATAACACTGATATCAAGATTGCTGAATTAACTAAGCAAGTTGACGAAGCTAAAGACGAAATTGAAAAACTAAAACTACAAAAAGAAGTTAAACGCCTAAAACTAAATAAAGAACTTAAAACTTTAGAAAGTACAGGTTCTGATTTAGATCAAGCCAATCAAATGAAAAAAGACTTCATTAATGGAATTGTTAAATTTCTTGAACTTGATGACAGACAATCGGAAGTTGTTAGAAATAAAAATATTGGCTATGAAGAAATCGGTCAATACATCGGTTACTTAAACAGTCGTTCCAATGGTATGAGTGACGAAGAATATGACAAAGCTATCAGTAAAGCTAAATTAGAGGGAAAGGTAAGCCCAAAAAAAGGTTAGAAAGTCTTCATAAACAAGAAGTTGCTTTAAAAAATGAAATTGAAGACTGGAATTATTTAAAAAAGCAGTTATTTCAAAATTATGGAATTTTACCTGATGATGTGGATAAACAAAATTACGTAAATCTTTTAGAAACGTTAAAAGCCCGTCCAAAGGATGAACGACCAATGGACGCAGCTGAAGCACAGAAGAAATTACAAAGCTTATTTTCATAAGAACGAAAGAAAGGAGGTACATAAATGTCTGGTATATCCTATACAATGGCAACTGAAATTGCTATTAATACGGTTAGTGCTCAACAAAGCATTAAAGGACTTGACTCTGCCCTTGGGTCAGCAGTTAACTCAATGAAAGCTGGAATTGCTCAAGCTTCAAGCGTTGGTGATAGTTTAGGTGCTATGCAAGCTAAAGTTTCTGGGCTTGATCAAGTAATGACTCAACTTCAAAGCAAAATTGACATTTTAAAAGATAGGCAAAGTGACTTAGACGTTAAAACAAAAGAAGGCGCTGAATCTTATCTAAAACTTCAAAAGCAGATTGAACAATCTGAAAATAGATTAGCTAGTTATTCAGCTCAACAAGATCGTGCTAAAGAATCAATGACTTATTATTCTAGTGGCTTAGCTGAATTACAGCGTGGTTATCAAACTACAATTGAAAAAACTGATGCTTATTCAAACCGTTTAAAAGCTGAAGGTGATGAATTAGGTGCCAATAAAGCTAAATTGAGTGGATACAAAGAAGCGCTATCTAATCTTACGCAACAGTACGAGAAGCAATCTACAGAACTCAAAAATAATGAGTCTAAAGTTAAAGAACTTTCTTCAACTTATTCAAGTGCTAAAAGTAAGCTAGATGAAATGGCTTCTGCTGGGCAAAAGAACTCAAACGAATATAAAGAACAGGCGAATAAAGTTAATGATCTTAAGCTAGCTTTAAATCGTGCTAACGATGCTCTTGATACTCAAAAAATTAGAGTTGATAAAACTGGGACTAGCATTGCCGAAACCAAAACTAAAACTAATGAATTAAGTGAAGCTGTTGGAAAAGAAGCACCCCAGGGCTTTTTTAAATCCATGCTTAATGGTTTTAAAAAGACCAGTGATCAGAGTGATGAAACCAAAAGCAAAGTTGGTGGAATGATGTCTTTCTTTGCTGGTGGTGCATTATTGAATGGTGTTACAGCAGTGACTTCAAAGCTTCAAGAACAGGTTAAGGCAGGATACGATGATGCTAAGGCTGCCGAAACTTTTTCGGATAAGTTCAAAAATATGGGTGCAAGTACTAAAGAAATTGATTTACTTGGCACCTCAGTTAAGCAAATTAAAGAGAATTCTAATCTTTCTGGTGTGGCGGTTACAGCATTAACGCAGAAATTCTATGGAATGACCGGAAATGTCAAAAAAACACAAGACCTTACTAAAGGTGTTGGATCATTGTCAGATGCTTTGCATTTGAGTCAACAGCAGTCAGACGCATTTGCTGGTGGCCTTAATAAGATTGAGTCTAGTGGAAAAGTTACTTCTCTTTCTCTCGGAAGGCTTGAAAAACAAGCTCCAGGGTTAAGTTCAGTGATGGCTAAATCAGCTGGAATGAGTAAGAAAGCATTTCAAGATTTAGTTGGATCTGGAAAGATGACTGCTGACCAATTTAACGATATATTAACAAAGGCTGGTGGGAATTTTGACACTAATGCTAAGGAATTTAATTCAACAACTGACGGTGCAACTCATCATATGCAAATATCGTGGGCTGATACTCGTAAGGCTTTGATGAAGCCTTTAGTCCAAGTTTCTAGTACTGGCTTAAGCGAATTAACAAAGGTATTAGATAGTAAAGAAACTCAAAATGCAGCTACGCAATTAGGTAGTGCAATTGGACATATAGCTAATGCTTCTGCACAGGTTATAAAGGTTATTTCAGGAAGTATGGGTAATATATTGTCAATTATAGGTAGCCTTACTAAAATTGTTGGACTTTTAGCAAGTGGAGTATGGGATACTTTTTCTGGTATTGGGAAGGCTATTGCTAATGTATTTGAAAGTATTTTTGGGAAATCAAAAAAGGCTTTTGATCCACTTAAATTAGTTGCTGGAGCATTACAGGAAATTGGGAAACACCAAAATATGGTAAAAGCAGTTGGTGCAGCAATTGGTGGAATAGTTGCACCAATACTAGCTGTAAAAGGTGCAATTGTTGCATATAATGCGGTAGCAAAAGCATTAATTGTAATTCAAACGGCTTTAAATATAGTTATGAGTGCAAATCCTTATGTCATTATTGGTTTAGCAATTGCTGGAGTTGTTGCAGGTCTTGTTGAACTGTATAAACACAGTAAAGTTGCTAGAGATATTATGAACTCTGTTGGTAAAATAATTAAAGAAGTATTTACAGGTGTGATTGATTTCTTCAAAAATAACTGGAAACAAATTGGTTTATTTATTCTTGATCCATTTGCTGGTATTTCAGCAATGCTTTATAAAAACGTTAAACCATTTCGAGATTTTGTTAATACTGTTCGAGATGTTATTTTTAAAGGATTTGGAGCAATTGGAAACTTCTTTGGTAGTTTCTGGAACGGCGTAAAAAATGTGTTCAATACATCATTAGGGTTCATTACTAAAAACTGGTCTGGCGGTTGGAATAGTTTGAAAAACATTGTTACTTCTATTTTTGGTGGTATTTCAAATTTTTTTGGTGGTGTATGGAATGGAATTAAGAATCTATTTAGTAGTTCACTTAATTTTGTTGCTAAAATTTGGTCTGCTGAATGGAATGGTATTTCAAATGTAGGGAAATCAATTTGGAATGGAATCACTGGATTTTTAGGTGGTTTCTGGAACGGTATTAAATCAATGTTTAATAGTTCGTTAAACTTCATTTTGAACATTTGGAACAATGTTTGGAATACTGTTGCTAACGTCGGAAAAGGAATTTGGAATGGTATTACTAATTTCTTAGGTGGATTTTGGAACGGAATAAAATCTGTTTTCAATTCATCATTAAATTGGGTATCTAACATTTGGAATAATAGTTGGAATGGAATTTTTAGCTTTGGTAAAGGAATTTGGAATGGTATCACTAATGTATTTAATGGTTTCACTGGTGGCATTAAAAACATCTGGAATGATGTAACTAGTTTTGTCGGCAGAATGTGGTCTGGTATGTGGAATGGAGTAATTAATGCTGCTAAAAGCGCAGTAAGCACGGTTGGCCATGTTGTAGCTGAAATTGCTAATGGTGTTATTAGGCCAATTGATTCAATGCTTGGTAAATTAAAAGACGGTATTAACTGGATTTTAGACAAAGTCGGAGCACACAAAATTGGTGACTTTCATATTCCTTTAGTCAGTTATGCTAATGGTACTAAAGATACACACCAAGGCGGACTAGCTATGGTTAACGATGCGCCAGGAAGCAATTTCCGTGAAATTTATCAATTACCAAATGGACAAGTTGGGATGTTCCCGAATAAAAGAAATATGATTATTCCATTGCCAAAAGGGACTTCAGTTCTCGATGGTGAACGTTCTGCTTCAATGGCGAAAATGATGGGCCTACCTGCATACAAAGATGGTATTGGTGATTTCTTTGGTGGACTTTGGAACGGAGCTAAAGATATTTTTAGTGACGTTGAAAATATCTTAAAGAATCCAGCTAAGTTCATGGAATCAGTATTCAGTCACTTCTTAGGTGGATTCAGTTCAAACATTAAATTAGCAAGCAGTATTATTACTAGCTTCCCTAAGAAACTAGCTGCTGAATCTATAAACTGGGTAAAGAAACAATTTGAAAGTATGGAAGAACCAGCTGGTCCAGCTGGTTCTGGTGCAGCTCGTTGGCGACCTTACATCGTTCGTGCATTTAAGCAATTAGGCGTAGATCCTACTGAGTTGAAGGTTGCTAAGCTGCTTCGGCAAATTCAGACTGAGTCCGGCGGTAATCCTGGTGTAATGCAGCAAGTTCACGATGTTAACTCAGGCGGTAATGAAGCCCGTGGGTTACTTCAATTTTCTGGTTCTACTTGGGCTGCGGACGCTTTACCTGGTCACACTGACTGGAAGAATGGTTACGACGAAATCTTAGCCGCAATCCACGTCTTGGAACGAGGTGGTGAAGGTGGTTGGTCGAATATTGGTAACGGTCATGGATGGGAGAATGGTGGATTTATTAATCGTCATCAAATGATTGAAGTTGGCGAACACAACATGAATGAAGTTGTGATTCCATTAGATTCTTCTAAGCGTAGCCGGACAACCGAATTAATGCATCAAGTTTTAGACATGTTATTTGGGAATTCAGATGTAAATCTTGATGCTAAAGCTAACAGTAAACAAGATGATAAAGTAGCAGCCTTAATTAATGAAGTCAGTGATTTAAAAGATACTGTTAAAGATTTAGTTAATTTGCAGATTGAAACAATTAAAGCTCAAAACGGAACTACTAATGCAGTTATTAACACCGCTCAAACTCCACAAGATAGATATAAGCAAGATGCCCAAAATGGTCAATTACTTGGATATCAACAACTTAATGGAGGTATTGCATAATGAAGCCTAAAATTTGGATATCAATTGATGCACAACCAGAAATAGACTTAACTGAGTTATTTCCTTTTGTAAAATTCGATGGGATTGACAATAATAGCCCAGTATTAACTAATAGTTATCAAGATAGCAATGTTAGCGATGGAAATATATTTAACTATGGTAACTTTGGTAAAAATACAGTTAACGTTAATTTAGACATGAATTTTGGAACTTACTACGATTACCAGGCTAAACGTCAACAGCTTTATGACTTCTTTATGCAAAAGAAACTTTTTAGAATTAGAACAGATGCTGATCCAATGTTTGTTTATTTCTTGCGTCCAGTCGGCTTTGATATTAAGCCATTTCAAGAGGGCGGATGGGATTGTTTTATTAATATTCCTTTTGAAAATCCAAGTGGATATAAATTTAGTCGCTATGATTCACTTAATCAATTAGATTTGTGGGATGATTTTCCACTTGGTTGGGATATTCCAGTAGTTGATAAAGAAGATTTTCATATCATTAACCAACCAGATTTTGATTTAATCAACCCAAGCTCTATTCCAATAGATCCATATGTACAAAAATGTGATTTTAAAATGGTAATTAGTTATGTAGGTTCAAGAATATCAATTATTAATAATGATAATGATAGCGTGTTTACTTTCACTGGCGAAAACAATTTCAATCGAACGATTGTTCTTGATGGTGTTAATGCTTATGAAAATGAAAATAATGTAAATGACAACACTAATTTTGGCTATATTAAATTAGAAAAAGGCATTAATCATATTAGTGTACGTGGCTGTGAAAAATTTGATATTAAGTTTGTGTTCCCATTTATTTATGTTTAGGGGGTGTTTATGTGGTATTTAGTACCAAAGCTGATCTAGTTGCAAATCGACCGTTATCTGAAAAAATGTTAATCAATTCTTGGAAGTATCGTAAATATTTTGAAAAATCAATAGCTGCAATGAGTAAAGTTGGATTTAAATATGTAAATATTGGGACTTGGTTTTATTTAACAAAAAGCGATGGTGATCCAATTTTTGACAATGAAATCGAAAAAACACAAGTTGCTTTGGATATTTGTAAAAAATATGGAATGAAGCCAATGATAAATTTTAATGGCCAAAATAATGGATATTTGAACACTGAAACATGGTGCAATTTCAACCAAAATCAACTTGAACAAATTAAACAATATTTTAGTAAATTTGTTCAAACGTTTTCTAATCAAGGAATTATTTGGGCTAATCTTAATGAACCAGATAATGTTTATTGGGCACCTTTCAATGAAAGACACAATCCAAGAGTAATTAGTTCATGGGTAAATTTTTCGAAATGGTTTATTGATGAAACTTTTAAATTTGATAAAAATCCTTTGAATGTTCCTTATTCTTGTATAACAAGTGTTGCTGACGAGGGGTCAGATATCACACGTCAAGCTATTCGACAAGGTCTTTTTAGAAGGGCATTGGGTGGCATTTCTCATCCTTATGTTTATCACAATCATAATAATGGACAGCCAGAAATCATGCTTGAATTACATGAAGGAACAGTAGCTGGTCTTCCATTATTATCTAATGAATATGGATATTCAAGAGATACTTCAAGTGGTGACCATAATCAAGGATATTTCAGTATGGCAGAAGCTGCTAAATATACAGCCCGTCAAACTATCATTCAAGATTATTTAGGTTTTTCAATCATTGGAATTTATTGCGATTTGGGTGATAGTTATTCAATCGAAAACGATGATGGTAGTTTGAATTTGGTTGGTAAAATGACTATGGACCTAGTCAATGAATTAAATGGATATACTATTCAAGAAAAGATTGAAGTTGACTCTCATGATAACGTTTATGATGACATCTACGCATTCAGATATAGTAAAGACAATTGTGTTGATAAAATCGTTTATTGGGCACCTGAAAAAGTTGGCCTACGTCAATTATCTGTAAATAATAAGATTATTAAATTAAACATTACTGATTATCCACAGGTAGTTGATTATGATGGAGTACCCAATCCCAAAGAATATTTTCTACCAATTAAATCAAATACATCACTTGGAACTGAGGTGATGTATTAGTGGACACAGAAATGATTGTTAAAGGAAATTTTCCAAATGAAAAAGATAGAGCTACTATTGAACGTTCAAGCGTTATAGCTAGTTCTTTTTATTTGCAATGGGAAGAAAATTCAACTTATCAAATACAATTTGTAATTTTAGATTACGGGACTGAAGCATATAATCTTCTGACTCCAAGTTCAATAATTACTTTTCAAGGACAACAATTTTTAGTTAATTCAGCAGTTGAAGATCACCCAATTGGTCGAGCTAATAAGACTGTGGTTGCTACTCACATATTCAACGAATGCCAATGGTTTAGGCAAAGGGAAGTTAAAAATGGGGTACTTACTTATACTCCACAGTCAATTATGGACTTTGTCTTTAAAGACAATCCATATAACTTTACTTGGGAAGTTGTTGGTAATTTTTCAAGTCAACAAATAGAAAATTTAGGAAATATGAGCGGTCAAGATGCTTTGTCTAAAATTATTGAAATATGGCCAGATGCAATTGTTTTCCCAAACAATAAGCACATTGTAATTTATCAACATGACGAATTTGTTAGATCGCATGGAAATCGTTTGGGACATATGTATAATTCATCTGAAGTTAAGTTAACTTACGATGTTAGTGCAGTAACTAACCAAGTCTATTGTATTGGTAAAGCTAAAGATAAGCCTGATGGTGCCGATGATAACACTCCAACTGAATATTATTTTCCACCATTTTTATATACAGATAACGCATCTGTTGAAAAATGGACACATGGAATACCAAGAGAAATTGCAGCAATTAGTGATGATCGTTTCACTGATGCAGAATCGATGAAACATTATGTAATTACTCAATTAGTTACTGATCCACCGTTAACAATTGAAATTACAACTACTTTTAATCAATCTCCTATTCCTGGTGATAAAGTTCATTTGGATATCCACGAAAATGGACTATCTACAGATGTTGAAGTAGTTTCCTATACGTGGTACCCATGTGATAGGAACACACCAAATCAAGTTACTTTAAATAGTGTGGCAAAGACTATTTTTGATTACAACAACAGCATTAGAAATAAATTGTATGCTGATTTAGCTAAGCGGAATCAATTAATTATTGATAGTTTAGCTGCCAAAATTAAAGACCAAAATGTTTCCGTTGACCCAAGTAAGAAAAAAGGTGACGAATCAACTCCTAACTGGCAACCAGGTAATATATTCGTTGATACATCAAGTAACAATGGTGATATTAGTGTTAACCAGTTCAAAGATTACTTAAATCAAGGTGTTAAAGGCATTATCTGTAAGCTTACCGAAGGAACTGGGTATACTAATCCATTGTTTGGAAGCCACAAAGAAAATGCAATTAACGCTGGGTTGAAGTTTATTGGTACTTATCATCTGTTCCATGGTGATCCAGTAAATGAGGCTAACCATTTCTTGAAAAATCTACAAGCTAATAACGTTGATACAAATGTTCTGGTAATTGCTGACATTGAAAATACTAGCAATAGCACATTAACTACTAATAAAGCAGAGTTAACTAATCAACTGAAGCAATTCTATGATGTTTTGATCGCAGCTGGCTACACGAATACTTGTGACTATGCTTCTTCGAGTTGGTTTACTAGTAGCTTTGATAGCCAAGGTAAATACAGGTGGATAGCTAATTATAGTAATGCTAAACCCGCTAATGCTGACGCATGGCAATTTACCGACAACTGGAATGGATTAAAGATTGACGCAAGCTATTCTTACAATGAAATTTTTGTCTAAAGGAGGAAATAAATGGCAAATTATGATTACTCACACATTAAAGAATTAGATCCAAATGACTTGTCGATGGTCGATGGATTAATTTTAGAATTTGCTAAATGGGTTCGTACTAAAGGCTATGGTCTTGATGTTCGTGAAGGAATTGCACGATTGGGCGAAAGAATTGGCGTAATTTTGAACGAATATTCCGCTGAAGTGAACTTAACCAAAAACCAAATGGAAACATTAAGCAATGAATTAAATCAAACCATCAGCGGACTAACTCAAGATTCTGAAGTTAAGAATGCCAGAATGAGTTTAGACGGGATTATATTTACCACGTTAAAAGAACGGTTAGACAATTTGGAAGAGAATGCTGGGACTGTTGGTAATGTAGTTGGATCTGTTGATTTAGATAGTAGTTCATTGTTTATTGAAGGCTTAGATAGTCCAAATAGTCCCATTTCTATTGATGTTGAACATAATGTTGAAGATGATGTTGAAGATGATGAAATTCCGTTTGGAATTGAAACAATTGATGTCAAAAATATTGGAATTGAAAAAGTTGGGAGTGATTAAAAATGAGTCTTTTTGATATAAGTCCATGGATAGTTAAGAAAAAAGATGGAACAAAAAAGCAAGTTATGCCCCAAACCACTATTAAAGGAGTAATTGGTTTAGAAAAAGAGTTAAATTCTATCGAAACATTTATTGAAAACTTAACTGGGAAAAATTTTGATAAAAATTATCAAAATAATTTCTTAACCAAAAACGATTTAAAAGATTATGTAACCAACAATCAATTAGCTCAATCAATAACTAATTCAAAAGCTTACACAGATTCAATTGTTGCAACGTTAAAAGAAAGTTTACCTACTTTCAATCAACAAATCAAAGATGATGATGATCTTAATAACATTAAAACAAGTGGTACTTATTATCGTGATTTTAGCAATACTATTGTTAAAAATGCGCCAACGAATGATGACAATAGTAAAGTAGGAACATTAATAGTTCTCGGTAGTAACGGACAAACTAATATTACTCAAATTTTTATCACAACAATTAATAACACGAATGTTTATATAAGAAGTCTTAGTGGAACTCCCACTTATTGGTCGAATTGGAAAACAATCAGCAATTAAAACAAAGGAGAAAATAAATGGCAATTGATTATGTAACTGCAAGAAATACGAATACGGGAGATGCACTTTACTTTAGAACTGCATGGAAGATGATTGACGATACACCAAACTTTGTAACTAGCGATGATTTGAATGGCGCAACATCAAGCTGGAGCGGAGTTACTACTAACATTCAGTTGGGACCGGGTTCTTCAATTAAGTGGCGGATTCAAAATAACATTCTTTACATCGTCGGAGGCGGTATTTTAGCCGAAGATCCAAAAGGTGAAATCTTTTTTACAATTCCTGGAATTGCTGGGAGAGTTGCTGAAACCTTTCTTTATGCTTGGAATGCTGCTGATGGTACATGGAACCGTTCATTGTTATTAAAAACTGATGGAAATGTTACCCAATGGAATTGCGCCAACAAAATGGTCTTTTCAATTAACGCAGCTATTCCACTTGATGGAGAATAGGAGGATACAAATGGAACTATATATTTACGCACAAGATGATGGAAGTATTGTTGGATTTTCAAGATTCCAGCCATCAGGTTATAATTTTCCAAAATTAGAAATTAGCGATGAAGATATTGAAAACTTCAGAGCTAATTTTTTTGACTACAAATATTTAAACGGGGAGTTAGTTAAGCCGCAAGAACAGGCATCTAAAGACCAAGAACAGGCAACTAAAGACGATGATGGGGAACTACAAAAACAACTTGCTATGCAGCAACAAATATCTGCTAAAACAGTTCAAGCGGTTGCGATGTGTGTAGCTTCAATTAATGAGTCACAAGCTCAAATGCAAGAAATTAAAAAAAGCAATGATCAGTCAACTTCTAGTTCACAAAGTCCAGTTGACAGTAAGTCATTAACTAGCCAATCACAATCTCAATCAGTTTCAGAAAGTGGTTCTAATTCTGAAAGCAATTCAAATACTGAAAGTGGGGTAACTAAATAATGCAATTTCCTACGTACGACATCATTAAGTATTACCACGATTTAGGCATTAACCAAGATTATTACTGGTACTTAAAGAATGGCAATCTAACGCAAGAGCAATATAACGAATTAACATCACCGATAACAACAACTAATAATTAGCTGTTGTTTTTATTTTGGAAAGAAAGGAGAGCGATGAAATGACATTTGCTGGCTTCAGTATTGAAGACTGGGGAGCGTTAACAGCTCTTATAGCAGTTATTGCTGGTGGAATTCTAACGATGTTCCGCTACATCATCTTAAAGCCACTTAACGACGCAATCAAAGACCTAGGACATAAGATTTCAAGTTTAGGCGAACGCGCAAGACATGATTCACGTGAGAATGCTCAAGAAATTGACGGTTTGGGTGCTCGTCTTACTAATCAAGATAAACGATTAACTTCATTAGAAGTTTGGAAGGATACGCGTGAAAAATATGTTAAAAACAATTAAAGATTTTTTGAAAAAGACAGCTTTAATCAATGAAGATGGAAAAGTTAACGGCGGACTAGTTGTTAGTGTTTCTATGCTAGCAATCGTTCTAATTCAACAAGTTCTAGCCATTTTCAACGTTAATATTTCAGTACATTCTGACCAACTTATGGGAGTAATTAATACTCTGTTAACAATTGGAGCGATGCTAGGTCTTGTATATGATTTCAATTCTGATAACAAATAAAAGGAAGTGACGAGAATGGAAGTGAAAAAGATTATTAAAAATACTGCTTTGCCCACTGTAATTATGAGTGGGCTATTTTTATCTGCTTTTTTAGTTGGTCAACCTGCTCATGCTGCTAAAAATGATCTAGGTACCGACGTTTCTAAATTTCAACCACAGCTAACTAATAATTCGGGTAATGATAAATTTTCAATTGCTCAAGTAGGTGGTTCTGTTCATGGTTGGACATACGAGCAAGCTCCTTATAGCAATCAGATTTATCAAGGTCAAGCAATGAATTATCACATGCATAATTACATTTGGCTTGAAACTGGAGCTAATCAAACTCAAACTAAAGCAGCACTTGATCACTTTTTAAGTGAAATTAAAACTCCATATGGTTCAATTGTGGCTATTGATTACGAAGCTGGTGCAACTGGAGATAAGGAAGCTAACACTGCTAATGCTATCTATGCAATGCAGTTGGTTAAACAAGCAGGATTTACTCCTATGCTTTATAGCTACAAACCTTATCTGAAAGCTCACATCAATGTAGATGAGGTTCTTAAAGAATTTCCTAACTCACTTTGGATTGCTGGGTATCAACGTTCGGGTAATCAGCCAGATTATAATTGCTTCCCTAGCATGAACGGTGTAGCAATGTGGCAATTCGATGATAGCCCACGAGACTTAGATGTTGATTTAACTGGCATTACTGATAATGGATATACCAAAAACACAAACGTTACTCCAAGTGATCAACCCATTGCCGAACCGCAACCAGTTAAAAATGATGAACCAAAGCAATCAACATGGAAGCCTGAAACTTACACGGTTGAAACTGATGATACACTAACAGCCGTATCTGAAAAGACTGGGGATAGCGTAGCTACGATTGTTGCTAACAATGGCATTAGTAACCCCAATGCAATTTATGTTGGTCAAAAATTACTAGTTAACCACATTAAATTTCAACAAGCTATCGGACTAAACCAAAAAGTTCGCTATGTACAACCAGGTGACACTTTAACCAGATTAAGTTACTTGATTGGCGACCGTTGGCAAACGATTGTTGCTAATAATCCAGATGTATTCACAAATGGTTATTACTCAACTATTTACCAAGGACAGCCAATTTACTTTTATCGTTAAAATTTAAATAGAATTAAAGGTATCATTAAAGCCTAATCGAATTTTCGGTTGGGCTTTTTTGTTTTGCATAATTTTAAATAAATTAAACTTTTTTGACAAAATACTTTACATACTACCTTACAAGGTAGTATAATATAAATGTGATAAAGGAATAGGAAAAGGAGAATTTAAAATGGAATACACAAAGTTAACTGATGGCATTGAAATTAAAGAAGTTTTACAAAGCAAAAAATCAAACACAACCGAAAGTTACTACATCTTATTTAAAGATGAAAATGGAGATGCTTATCAGTTAGCTTTGAGTGATCATTATGCCGACAATCATTGGATTCCATTCACAGATGATGAAGATGATTTAAGCGATGAATTAACAGACATTATAAACGATGACGATTTAGCAGACTGCATTACTAGCCTTGAATATTATGGATTTTCAAAAGCTAAAAAATACGATGAAAAAGAAGTTAATGAATTAATTGGCAAAGGTAACTTAGATAAAGCTCTAAGCGGTGAAACTTACGATTTGAAAATTGAAACTACTGAATTAACTGAAAACGACCAAGTTTTAAAAATCAATGATAGCGATTTAATGATTAACTACTTACCAAAAACAGAAGATATTAATTTGGTTAATGAATTAGTTGAAAACGAAGTTACAGCTAAAGATTTTTATCAAAAAAATGAAAACTTTTTAATCGCACAAGCTAATTTTTTGGGAGAAAAATAAAATGAATATAATTGATATTTATGCTAAAAGTCATGACACTAATAGATACCAAATAGCTAAAGTTTCCGGCATTGCTCAAACAACTTTAGCCAACTTTAAGGATAAAAGCGTAGATAAATTAGCTGTTAAGACAGTTAGGGCTTTAGCACTTGGGACACATACTAAGCCAGGAGATACGCTTGATGAATTAATTAAGATTAGTGGCAATCCAATTATCCAGTTTATCCGTGACCACAAGAATTTGAACAAAGCTACTGTTAAAGAACTTGAAGATTTAATCATTTGGCACGGTTTAAACGGTGGAAGCTTTAACAACATCTCATTTAATCGCTATTATGACGAAGGACCAGATACAGACGAACGTGCAGAAATTGCACTGGAAAATGTTATTGATTTACTACAAGATTTGAAAGACAGCATGCAAAAAGACGACTAAATTAATAGCCGCCTTTTTTGTTAGAAGAAGTAATGGTCACCAGTTCCTTCAAGTCTTAAATCAAGTATGCAGTTTTCTTTTTTGACGATGAAGTCTTTAGTATCTGTTACAATTACATAAAAGTCTTTAAAATCTTTTACAATCATTTTTTCACCTCCATATATAGATATTTACGTAAAAGATTCCCATATTTTTTAATTACCACAAAAGTTCCCACACTTTGCGATAAAATATAAATATCTATAAAAATATTAAATACATAAATAGTTCTATTCTATGGAAGAGAAAGACTATAAAAACTTATAAAAATATTAGTCTAAACGCCGATCATATTGGTTATATTCTATAAAGTCGCTGATATAGCAGTATTTAGCACTAAGACTTTTTAAATATCCCATAAAAACTACCATAATTCGTTGAATTTATCGGCTAAATTTTCATTTTTCTCA